CGTTGGAACTTCTTCAGGTGCATACTCACAAGAGCCAAAAGCTGCCAACTTGTTAACATGCTTGGTTGCCTTGACGGGCACATGCTCATAAATCTTATCTTCGCCAAAGAGATCCATTAGAAGATGTCACCAAATGAATGTAAGATAGATGTAATTATGGTAATTCTCCTTTGCGATCATTATTTATGTAAACAGCGGTTCAGTTGCGCCCTCAGAATAGTCATGTAAGAATGGGGGCTTGATCTCCATGTCGTAGATACGGCTAACTGCGTCGATCAGGTCCACCTTGCCTCCATGTGGGAAGAAGTCTACTTGAGACATGAAGTTTTGTGTCAAGTCATAGATCGCTCCTTCGCTATCCTTGCGGACTATTCTCTTGGCGATCCTGTATTCCATACCACCTTCTTTATGTTGGACCTGAGTTTCAGTAAGGTTCTTTGGATTTGTAGGGTAAGGAACATGGAATTTACCTTGCTTGAAGTCAGGTGTCAAGCGCTGTACACGGTCCTTCTTCGCTCCAGATCCTTCACGAGGCCAAGCAAGGAGCTGGATGTCGAAGCTTGGATTTTCTTCCTTTTGCATTTGTTCCTTGAAATAATCAAGGTCAGCGAGGGCTCCAAAGCTCTCGTAACCTACGAAGACCGCTTGGACGCCTGGCATCTTTAGCCATTTTAAGTAAAGCTGTTTTGTCCACTGCCAACGCTCTTGCAAGTCACAACGGTGATTGATCCCATCAAGAAAGAACTTGTGCAGCTTTGAATTTACTCCAATAACCGCGATCGCAGTGTTGTCAGACCCTACCTTTTTCGAACGAGCTGGGTCGACCATGATGTAGATGTTAAGCGTGGAAGGCCGTACCTCATAGATCCCCACATCTTTTACATCAAACATCTTGTCAACACCTTGCATGGGGTCCTGTAGCATCTGACAAGCTATGTCTGAATCAGATTGGTTGATGAGCTTATCAGCCCACTTCTCCTTGCTGAAAAAGACTGGCTTGCCAAACTGGGTTCCATCATCAGTAGCAGGGTAGATGCGAGGAATGACAGCCTTTGCGGTGATCATGGTGTGATACGTGTCGGCATAGTTGTATCGAGTTCCTATGTACCACTTGCGAGTTTTGCCTCCTGAGGGTGGAGTTGCGCCAAGGTTGTCTGAAAGGCTCCAAGCGGCGGTAGTTTTTGCTATCTGTTCCGGAGTGTTTACAGATGCCGCCGTGACCACATCGTCGTAGATCATCAAACTGAAGTGTTTTCCAGTCGGCATTCCCTCGATTAACCCATGTGCTTCCAGTGTCGCTTCTTTGGGATTTGTTTTCCGTTTTACTGTCAATTTACCCATGTTCCACGAGCCAGGTGGCGGTTCCTCATTGTTTTGCCAAAGGACTTCTGGGAAAAGCTGTTGGAGCAGAGTGTTAGTCTCGAGCTCCTTCTTGACCTGGATTAGAAAGTCTGTAGCGATGGAACCGGTGTGGGAGAAGATCCCAATGGTAATTTCAGGGTCCTTAAGGATTTCTTGAATGGAGCCTGCAAATGTTATGATGGTAGATTTGTAATGTTCACCTAACGTGCCCAGAGATCTAAATGATGGTCTGGGCTAGCCTCCACTTCTCTGCAGCGTGCTAGCAGCCAAGGATGAAGAGCATCAGCTCTCTTAAGAACCTTTACGAGTAGGTAGTAGCGGTCGATAAGACATAGAGCTCGCATTGCTGCTATGTCTGTTGAGTTGCTGTCCAGCCTATCCCATTCATAAAGTAGGTTTTCAAGGCTCAGTTTATGAAGGTAAGTTGGAGGATTTTGCACTGTTAGAGGCATCTTGTGTTGGATTGGTCTCGCCGCCTTTTATCTTGTTGATCAGCTCTGAGGCTGTGGCAGCAAGCTGTTCAGTTGGGTTGACGGTCAGTTCTTGCACGATAGTTTGTTTAGGTTGTCCTTCGGTACGGTCAAGCGCTATCTTAACAAAGTCTTTATCTCCAGCTTGGGCTTCCATGATGATGCGTATGGCGATCTGTTGACCGACGGTAAGGTCAGCTCCAGTGTGTAGGGAGTTAGCTGGATAGTCTTGAAGGGTCTTGATGAAGTTGGAGATGGTGATGCTCTTGTTGGCACGAGTACCTGTCGTGTCTTTTTCCCTTGAAGCAGCAACTCTTTCTTTCATACAAGGTCTACAATAAACACAAAGGCCATCCCGCTTGATTTTATCTTTACTAAAGGCAGTTAGAGGGAGGACCTTGCGACAGTCCTCACAAAGCTTAGTTACTCCGTCGAATGAGATGGCCATGTTTTAGTCCTTGCTTTGAAAGTACATGTTAGCGTAGTCAATAATTGCTTGCTCTTCAGTTTGCTTTTCTTGAGCATGTTGCTTAGTTACCAAGACTGAAAGATCGAGAACACGAGTACGCAGGTCCGCATTTTCTTCAATGAGGGACTTGATAAGGTCTTTGTCGGAAAGGTCTTGCAGGTCGTGGTACATTTAGTCAGTCCTCTCAAGAAGGAGAACACGCAGTCTTAACACTTCTCTATACAACGACTTGATGAGGTCGTGATCAGAAACATTATTGTATTTGTAAATTTCAAGAATAGTGCAAAATACAGCATCTTCATCTAAGTCGTAGTCCATTTAGTTCTCTCTTCTGTTAATCTTGGTTTAGGTGGACTTTGTTCTGGAGGTCCCGCTCCAACTTCCTGATGTAAACCTGAAGCTGCTTGATCTTTAACTTCAGCTCCAAGTTTTCTTTATTAGCTATCTCCTGAGTAGTTATGGTAGCCTCCGTAGGCTGTAACTTGTCCATAATTTCCTTGTGCGTAAAGCTTGAGGCGTGCAGGCACGTCAGCGTTGTGAGAGTTAGCTATGACAGCGTCCATCTCAAAGTCACCAGTGATCACAGGTACTTCTTTCCACTCTTTTGGGCAAACTTGATGCTTTTCCTTGTAGACCTTGGTGTCCATGGCGGTTCCTCTTACTCGATTATGATCTTGCCGTCTTTTGATGTAAAGCTAAGGCTTTCAGAAAAGGTCTTAGCTATGCCATCACAATAAATTCCGTACTCTTCAAGCGCGTCTTCTCCGAAGGTCTGAACGATGAAAGCAACTAACTTCATGTGTTCAAGGACTAAATCGTGTGAAGCTTCAAGCACTTGCTGTAAGGTGGTATCTTTAATAGTCATGGTCTCTGGATCTCCTATTTAGTTTCTGGGGTGTTCTTGATGACCGCTGTTAAAGAGCGGATCTCATTGTTAAAGCTGGTTGGTTCTACCAAGGCATTTCCAAGCAAAAAGTCATCTAATTCTTGTTGCGGCACGTGCTCGAAGTGAAATGTTCCTCGATTACCTTCTTTTGTAATCTTTACCATGCGGTAGCCGTCAAGCTTAAGCAGGGCAGCTAGCACGATGTTTGTTGTGTTGGTGTCTTCAAGCTTGCTCATAGTCTCTTCTTTTTGGGTTCTCTTCTTGGTTTCTTGATGTGGGTATTTATAAAGCCCTACAAGCTCTTTTTCGAGATAAATAGAGTTTAATTTAACGGAGTAAAAGAACATGGTAGATAAACCAGAAACACCATTAAGCATAACTGGGTACTTAACAAGCGGAGTTTACATGATCATGATAGCCTTAGCGCTTTGGATCGGCACCGCAGTTTCTGATTTGAGTATCAATGTAAAGCTGTTGAGCCAACAAGTAGGGGAGATCTCAAGGGTATCCGACGCTAAATTTACTGATCATGAGATCCGGATCAGATCACTTGAAGCTCGCAAGAAATGATCCAATTCTTGAGATCAGGATTTACAACCAAGGAAGGAGAGCTTGATGACGCTCGGGTTTCTGCTTTTCTCTTGGTCTTGACTTTCATCTGTAACACCTGCTACCAAACTTATAACGGACACGCCTTTGACATGCAGAACTTCGGCATTGGAGCAGGTGCTCTTACTGCTGGATTAGGTGCTTGGTTTGGAATTAGAAAAGATAACTAAAAGAGGGGTTGAAGAGAACTATGACCAAATTAGAACGTATTGGTGTTGGTGTTTTAGTTGTAATTGTTATTATTGGGTATTTGAAGTGGATGC